TTCAAACAGGATTATCCTTTGGGTCCGGCAGGCAGTCAGCCAAGGAATCATTCGGCTGATCCTTAGATAGGACGTGCTGCCCTCGATTGGCTATGAGGTTGCGTAGACAAAAAAAGAACCGCCCCGATGCTTCGGGGCGGTTCTAAATCTTATCTTAGTTCATTTTTGGGGGACTAATGTCCGCCGCAACCGCCGCTATCGCCGCTACCGCAGCCACAACCACCGCCGCCACTGCCACAGCCACAACTGCCACTACCACAACCACCGGCGCTGGCAAACATCGGGTTATTGATTACGAACCCAACCTGTCCACCGAAGTTCTCCACAAAATCTATCGTAGCTTCCTCAAGAAATGGAACGCTGTCAGCGTCCATCAACAGGTTGACACCGTCCAGAGTTAGGACCGTATCGTCGGCCTGGGTCTCTTTTTCCATGGTCAACATGTACTGGACACCACCGGATTCGGCTGGCATTGCGATAACTCGCAGGGAGCTATCGGTTTCCCCTTGTTCTGACATGACTTCCTTGAGTTTCTCTATGGCTAGTGTGGTGACTTCCATTAATTTCACGCTCCTTGTTATTGAACCAAGTAGCGAATCACGCTGTAGGATTGGCTAACCAAGGCTATCACAAGGGTAGATATGAGTCAACGACTGTAACACCCGATTAACGTAGATTCGGCTGGTGTTCGATCAGAAATTCTGATATTCGAGTACCGCCCTCATGTGATTGCTGCCACTGGCCGGTAGTTCAAATTTCGGTCAGTGTCACTGTTGTGTTGACAGCCTGGAATCCCCCTGTCTAATCTCGATATCAACAAGTTAACCGGGTTGGCAGCCAGGCCAACGGGCCATATTTTTCGAAAGGGACAGACCCCGACGTGGATCTGTCCCTTTCTTCGCTGGCCTGGCTGCGCATCCCAAATCAGCGGAGGTGAAACATTGACGAGGACAGGCTTGGGGCTGTGGGAACGAGAGAGGCTGCTGGAGGCGTTGGACGCTTACCAGAGAGGCCTGAGCGACGCCCCACTCTTACATAAATGGACGGAAAGCCAGGCGGGCATCAGCGAGAACGAAGACGGCCTGCCGATGCCTTTCGTCATCTCCACCGACGAGATTGACCGCCATGGCGACGTAATAATGGCGCAAGGATGACGCCTGGACGCCTATCGGGACAACCCAGTGTTTTTGTGGGCTCACGACTACGCCCGCCCGGTGATCGGCCGCGCTGTCGAGGTGTGGCAAGAGCCTCACAGACTTCTGGCCAAGAAAAATTTTGCTCCCACCGAGTTCGCCCAGGAAGTCGCCATGCTGTACCGCACCGGATATCAAAAGGGTGTGTCGCTGGGATTCAAGCCCCTTCGTTATGAGGAACGGCGGGATGAGAAGACCCGAGCTTTTCTGGGGATACGTTTCCTAGAGCAGGAACTGCTGGAGACCAGCGCGGTTCCGGTTCCGGCAAATCGGAACGCCCTACGAGGTGCTCTGGACCAAGCTCCGGTGGTGGGTGAGTACTTGCGCCTGGTCGACGCCATTGGAAATGCAGCCGAGGCCCCATCAGGCAACATAAATCGGGCCGCTGTTTGTGTGCATGAGGGGATCTGGCCAGAGTTGGCCGCCCGAGTGGACGACATTAGCAAATTGATCGGAGAGTTAGCACAGATGCTGGAGGAAGCGGACCAGTTTGGCGACCCGGAGGCAGCTATGGGGCCACTGGACCAGGTGCTATCGCTGATTCGGCAAGCCCGCGCCTAGAAAACCAACGCTACGAAATTCCGGGTTCGGTCCTGGGACCCGGCGCCAAGGCAAAAAACCATCATTCTTGGAGGTTAATATGACCATCGCGACTCAATACCTAGACCTGATTAAACGGGAAGTGGCTTCGATAAGGGAGTATTACCAGTCCCGAATGGACGCGGAAATTCCGCCTATAAAAGAGGAAGTGGAACGGGTTGGCGCCCAACTTGCCCGGGTACAAGATATGTGGCGTGAAGGGGAAAAGCGCGCCATCCTATCCAAGTTCGCCGGCGGTGACCGGGCACGGGTGCCCTACGGCAAGTATACCGGCCTGGACCACTTGGACATGGCCTGCGTGCGCAGCCTGCTCAAAGCCCAGCTAAGAGAACCCTCCGGCCTGAACCCTCGCATGTTGGAGGACTGGCAAACCAACATAAAAGCGGCCATGGACTCCACCTCGTCGGGGAGCGGTGACGAACTGGTAGGTACCCAGGAAGCACGGGCACTGTGGGACGACGTCAATCTGGAAACCGCCGTGGCCCCGTTGTTCAACACCATTCAGATGCCCAGTAACCCGTTCCAGATCCCCCTCCAGTTGGGCGCGGTTAACTGGTTTCCCGGCACGGAGAACGTGGCCACCAAGAGCACGGACTTGGCCACCGCCCGCCAAACTCTGACCGCTTACGAACTGGTAGCCGAGGTCCCCTGGTCCTACGACCTGGACGAAGATGCCGTCATCGCCATGATGGAGGAGCTGCGGCGAGTCCTGCTGCGGAACGCCCGGGAAGTCATTGACGACGTTCTGCTCAACGCCGATACCACCACGACCAACAACATCAACTCCGACGGAACCACCATCACGACCACCGACGCCGGCAAAGGCCATTGGTTGGTGGGCTTCGACGGTCTGCTACACCTGCCTTTGGTCGACAACACCAGCCAGGCCAACGACCACAACGCCGCAGTCTCCGACGACATGTTCAACGAGGTCCGGGCCAAGCTAGGAAAGTATGGGGTCCGTCCTTCGGAGTTGGTGTATGTCTGCGATATTAACACCTTTATCCGGTCCCTCAGCGTGGACAACTTCCGAACCTTGGACAAATTCGGCCCGCAAGCCACTGTGCTGACCGGTCAACTGGGATCTGTGGAAGGTATTCCCGTCATCGTGTCGGAACAGATGGCGTTGGCCGACACCGACGGAAAAGTCACCGATGCAGGTAACGGTACCGACACCGGAAGGCTGCTTATCGTCAACCGCAGCCAATGGCGTGTCGGCTTCAAGAGGGAACTGGCTATCGAAACGGTTCGCGATGCCCAAAAGCGGCAGAACATCATGGTTGTCAGCTTCCGTATCGCCTTGCAAGAACGCAGCGGGACCAGATCCACCGCAACCCATACGGCTCTGCAGTACAACATCACCGGCGTCTAAATATCAGACTCTAGTTCAATCTAAATGAAACGCTCTGTTAAGAGCGGAACTAAGGAGGATCCATGACAACCATCAGCCGGGCAGACCCCACCGCCGAAGCGGTCAAGAACATGCTTCCACCGGATCAGTCGGGAATCGCCTATGTAATGAAGCGGTGCATCGTTCAAAACCTGGCGTCGGGCAATGCCAACGCCTTCGCCTTCGCCGTCCAGAACCCTGAGGGCGTTGATTGCGTCGTCACCAACGTGATCGTTGACATCACCACCGCCGGGAGCACCGCCAGCTCGGTTTTGGACGTGGACGTGGACGTGGACGTGGTAGCCGACGCCACGTCCACCGGGGACACGATCATCGACGGCTTGGACCTGAACGCCACCGGTGTCGCCGACCGTCACGACAATGCCGGATCCAACGGCGGCGAACCCAAGAAGTGGGACAAGAATGGAGGAAGCAATGACTACGTTACCGGGAAGATTTTGGCGCAGATTGCCGTCAGCTTGGCCGGTAAGGTAATCATCGAGTACGTCCCCCTAAGTTAGGCCTGGATAGGCTCGATATAGTTTGCGTGATTTCGTTCTTATTTTCGACAAGCGAGGCCTGATAGATTCGCTATGAGCTACACCGAAGGAGCACATAACTCACCGGCCGACACCAAGGACCGGCTGGTCCGCATCGGCTCCAAATACCAGGCCTCCGCGCCTACTGTAGCCGATGGAGACAATGCCTACCTACTACTAGACTCAGCGGGCCGCCTCTTGATATCCGGCGCGGCGGCTCATGATGCCGCGGCCGCGGGCAACCCCCTTCGCTTCTTGGGGGTATATCGCACCGCCATCCCGGCGGTGGCCGCGGGAGACATCGTAGACCTATTGCTGGATGCTGCCACGCCGGCGGAATCCAATTCGCTGTGGAAGGGGTCGAGCAGCTTGCCATCCTGGAACATGACCCGCGGGCGCAGTACCGCAAAGCAGGCGTATTTTCCGTGACTGAATATGCTGAGGAATGGTTGATGCCGGTGGAATATCGGGTGAGCCAAATGTGTCTGAGAGATGGTATCACTTGGGACTGGTTTCCGGAAAACTGGACATTTGGCAATGGCGTAACCATCAGTAAGACGATGGCAAACCCGGAGTACAAGACCGTGGTCCATGGAACGGATCTGCCCTTGGACGAATTTCTAGCCATCTCAGGGCCTGCCAGGTTAGTGGACCTTGGATTAGAGCGAACCCATATCAAGCACGAAGGTTGGAAAGAATATGAGGCTCGCTGGATTCCTGGTACCTGCCCCCAGGAGAGCCACGTGGTACACCTAACCTGTCTTGTTACCGTCCACCCACTGCCTAAATTCGCCTACCAGCGCATCAGGGAGTTGATCGAGGAATCGGGGGAGCTAAGGGAGCCGGATTCCTACAGCTCTGAGAATGGCAAGCACTTTGCAACAAATCGATGCTGGGACGGCAAGCCGGTCTATACGAGGATGAGTTGACAGTTTACAGATGTCTCAGGGTTGTAAACACAGGCCAGTGGCTTGATGTTCTATTTACCTCTTCCAGCGAGGATTTTGAAGTTCCTGAGCTTTCCCACCGGACGGATATTGCGAATGCTCTCTGCCTTGATTCCGCTGAGCTTGAGGCTTTGGATACTAATGCTGACCAAAGGAGTGGCCTCCTCTTAGGTATACCAACACCACCGGAGGCGCCACCGGACCCAGATCAAGTCAGGACACGAGAACTTCTCTCCATACTCCGGTCCAACTGGACGGCCGCTCAACGCGCCGAATTACTGGAACTCATCGCCATGACCCCCGTCAACAAAGGTATTTTAGCTCGCCGATGGGCTGCCGTCGCGGCCCTGGGAATCGTATCGGTTACCGCCCTCGAGCTGTATGCCCTCACCCAAGGGATAAACGGCACGGCCCTTACAGCCTCCCTGGCGGCCATCGCCGGCCTGGGTGGAACGGGCGTCGGACGGCTGCTCAAATGACCGGCAAGCGAGTTTCATCTCGGAGGACCCACAGCGTCAGTGTTAGGCGCCGGGCGTACGTGGCGCAGGTTAACTCCCACGATTCCAATACGTCTAACACCAGGGAGTCTTTAGTCACGCCGTCCAAGGGCAGACGGATCCGTCTATTGCGGGTGAGAGTGATTCAAGAACAAGCCGACGGCCGGCATCTGTGGGAATTGTACTTTGGCACTGAGGCCGACATAACCACCAACCCGGACAACGCCATCGACATATTAGACATCCCTAACTCAGGCGAAGCCAGCACTCGGACTTTCCTGAGGGAAGAGGGTCCCAGAGGTCTCCGGGATGAGGTTCTCAGCGGGCGGTGGCTGGGGACTCCTCCCACGACAGTGCACAAAATAATAGTCGAATATTCCGACGAATCCTGAGCCATGACATTGTCCTTAGTTCGCCGGAGCGTCCGCCGGGCCTAATCGGGCCGCGATTCGCCGCCGGCCATATCAACTCCGGGTAAAGATAGTGGATGGCAGCACCAGCCGGCAAACCCTGCTGGCGCCGTCAAAGGGTCACCATGTCAGGTTCATTCGAGTCAAGGTGCTTCAGACCTCCAGCGACGGCCGGCATTTGTGGGAATTGTTCTTCGGGGACGCCGGTAACATGATTACCGCTCCCAACCGGTCGATCGACGTTCTGGCCGTGCCGGACGCGGGCAGCGCGGTAACCCGCACGTATTCCAGGAACCAGGGACCCCGAGGCAAAAAGGACGAAGTGCTCAGCGGAAGATGGCGAGGCGCGGCTCCAACGTCAACCACTAAAATCATTATCGAATACACCGAAGAGGCGTAGTACCGCCTTGATTTCCGTAGTGGGAATTCAAAACCGTTCCCATTTTCAGGAAGGCCATAGGGGGTAAAACATGGCGCGTGAAGCATATAGGTCCCTGTATGGCGACCTAGCCAAGCTCAAAGACGATAGTCTACTGAAGGACCCAGCTGCCGGTTCCGGGGACGACGATGAAATGTTCCAGTTGCTTCTGGCCGTGTCGGACTGGGTGGATCATTTCTGTAACCGTTATTTCTATTCCAAGACGCAGACTATGGAGTTCGACGGCAGCGGCTCTACCAGGTTGCTGATTCCCGATCTGGTGTCGCTGACTTCTTTAAAAGAGGACTCCACCGACGACCAATCGTTCAACGAAACATGGGCGGCCGGCGATTATTGGCTTGAACCCTATAACGCCGAACCGGAGTAGCACTGGGGTGAGCCTCATACCTCTATCCGAGTCCGGCAGCATGGCGCCAAGACCACATTCAGCAGTGGGGAGCAGCGATTCCAGATCGCCGGTGTCTGGGGCTATCGTCGATACAAAGAAGACAGTGGCACCGACCTCAACGACGCTGCAATGACGGCCACGAAAATCACTGTCCCGGTTGACGAAGGAACTCAGTTCGCCATCGGCCAGACCATCATGATCGGCAGCGAGCAGTTGCTCATTACGGATATATCCACCAACGATCTAACGGTGACCAGGGGGTTGAACGGCACCGCCGGCGTCGCTCACGCCGACAACTCGGACGTTTTCATCCTCCGTTGGCCCGCTTCTATAGAGCGTGCGGTTCTCATACAGACCTCGCGAATTTGGACCAGGGCTGCCGATTTCGAGCCATTTTTCGTGGATGCCGACGTGGACACCGATGTTCGCATTCTAGTCGAACCCTATAAAAGGCTTCCTATTTAGCCGGTTTGCAGATATCTCCCCGTCCACCTGACTCTTG